CATGAGGACCTGGGTAGGAATCACACCTCGTGGGAGCATAGGAGTCCGTTTTTTTGAAGCAGATAACGTGACCCAATATAAGGGAGGAGCAAAATGCCATCCCAATGATCCTTTTAATTTAGAAGTCGGGCTCAAACTAGCGATAGAAAGAGCAGCCGAAAAATATCATGCAACATTTACTCCATCAGATGGCGATAAATATTATTATGTGGATCAGCACGGGCATGCCCAAATAGCCATATACATGAACAGTCTTGCCGATGAAATGAATATTACTATGGGAAACTGCTACCGAACTATTGAGCAAGCTTTTGGCCATGCAAGCCAAATCAAAAAACGGATTGAGAAAGCAATAGAGATATTGAGACAGTGTAGGAAGGGGGATACTCAATGAAATGGGTAGATGTGAATGAGCAGTTACCCATTCCGCAGCGGCGCGTGTTGGTAGCGATGCACGCCGGCACGGAGTGGGAATTCAAAACTGTGGGCATATATTGCCATGATCATTGGCTCGTGGACGGCGAAGCGCGGCTTATCCCGCTGAAAGAGGTGCAATATTGGGCGCCGATTGCGTCGACGCCAAGGAGGGGAAAATAACGTGAATATTATGCCGATTGACGAAGCCTATGAAAAAATACTCTGCTGTGCTATGCGCTATGCCCTGGGACGGCGGACGCACATCGTCTATGAAGTCGCTGACTATATCAAGAAAGTGTTACCGGCACTGAGCCTGGACACGTTGATGATCATGCAGCAGGATATCGAAAATCAACACGGATTCGGCGATGAACTGGATGAAAAACGTTGGATGATGTTATACGTCGATATCCTCAACGAAATCAAAAAGAAATACGCCTGTGAAATGAGGGAATAGCCATGAAAAAACAGGATGAAAGCAAGTGGTTCCGGCGGATGCAGAACCGTAACGTCCATCAAGACATTGCCCAGGAGGCCATCAAGCTGGCAGCCAAAGAAATCCATGCCGGACACTGGCACGGGTACGCCGAGGAAATGTATTACAAAGATGGCTTTCCCTGCATCCGCTGGCAGGATGGACATTGTGCTCATTACAACATCGTCAAGGGAACGGTATACTAATGGACACTTGTCCGCTATGCGGCCAGCCGACGCACAGTTGGATCTATTGCCGCAAATACAAAATGGACATCTGCCAGGACCACTGCGAAGATTGTCCGTGGTTCATGGGAAAAATGTTATGGAGTTGCCGCTATTCAGAGAGGAAGAAACCACATGAAAATCGCTATTTACAACCTAAAAGGGGGCGTCGGTAAGACGGTAACGACGGCGAACCTGGCCCACCTTTATGCTACACAACGAACGCATCACGTGCCTGGCAGTCATCGCGGCCAGGCACCGCAAGTACTCATGATTGACTGTGACCCGCAAGGGAATCTGACGCAGTTCTACAAACGGTACGACCAGTCAGCCCCGTGTGGGATGCGGGAAAAAGAAATCATTGGTACGGACTGGCCGTTTCTGTCGCTCATGCCGGGGAATATGGATTTGTATGAACTGGAGCGCAGTTATTACGAAAGCAAGACCGTCGACGCCCTGGCTGACATCGGCAGCGGATATGATATTGTCCTCATCGACTGCCCGCCGGCACTGAACATGTTGACCATTAACGCGTTGAGCATCGCGGACTTCATCGTCATCCCTGTACGGCTGGACGCCTTTTCCAGCCAGGGGCTGGTGGAGCTCGACACACAGCTTCAGGACGTCCTGAAAATCAATCCCAGTCTGCAACTGCTGGGCGTGCTCATCACACACGACGAACGGACGACGCTGAGCGATGAAGCGGAAGGGCTGCTAAGAGCCAGATTCCCTGTCTTTGATACGAAAATCAGCCGGAGCCGCTGGATCATCGACAGCACATTGATGTGCAAGCCGCTGGCCGAGCTGAGCATGACCCTCAAGCCAGCATGGCAATATCGAAAATTAGCCAATGAAATCATAAAGAAGGTGAAAGAATGAGCTTAATGGAAAACATGGGACTCGTCAACAAAGACAAAGACCGGACTATCAAGCAGATTCCGGTCAACCTGCTCGTAGAGAATCCGGATAACTTCTATATCGTCGGCGATGTAGAAGAATTAAAGAACTCGATTATCGCCGCCGGCGGAGTCCGTCAGAACTTGATTGTCGAACCGATGAAAGACGGACGGTACATGATTGTATCCGGCCATCGCCGGTGCAAGGCCGTCAAAGAGCTGCTGAAAGAGCAGACCGTGGGGATTCCAGATACCGTACCTTGCGAAATCTCTACGGACCACTATGGAAATCAACTGCTGCTTATCGATACGAACAGCACGTCCCGGGACTTGACTGCCTGGGAACGGGTCGAGCAGTATAAACAGCTCAACAGCCTGTTCAAATATGGCGTCATGACAAATCAAATCAGCGGCCGCAAGCGCGACGCGATTGCCAAGACGCTGCATGAAAGCACGACCAATATCGCCCGATACTCAGCCATTTCCAACAACTTGCGGAAATATTACGCAGACTGGATGAAATCGGGCAAACTCGGTATTTCTGCGGCCTATGAATTATCTAAATTAACGCCGGACCAGCAGAAAGATTTCTATGAACAGCACATGGATGACGATGAAATTACATTGAAATCTATCGAAGACTTCATCTATCCGGCACCGGAAGAAACGCCGGCCCAGGAAGCGGCTGTACAAGAAGAAGCAGCCGTGCAGGCAGAAAGACCGGAAACAGACGAAGAAGATCCGGAAGATATTTCCGCCGATGATGAAGCGGAAGACATCGAAGAAGTCCCAGAAGAAGCGGACCAGGAAGAAACGCCAACAAAAGATGAACCCATCACATGGGAAGAATACATGGAATTGCGAAAAGAATACAAGAAGGTCATGAGAAACATCATGGATAAACATCGGCTCATAGATGATTATGTAGAACTGGAAAAGAATGGTACGTACACCCAGATACAGATGATACACAACATGCAGTGGGCCACCAGCGCTATGTATAAGCAGTTGGACTACCTGATGGAGCTGGTTGATAAGATGAAGGTGGTGAGAGGACATGCAGAAAAGTAAGAAAGGAAACTTAGAAATCGGAAGCAATGCCGGCGAAACGACAACGGCAACACTCGTATTCATGGCCCTTCATGATAACTATGGCTTCGGGCAAAAACGGCTGGAACGAATCAAAATGAAATGCAATGAATATAACCGGCAGGAAATAAAAGAAGATCCTACATTCCAGGGGACGGCCTTCATTGCGATGAGGCAGAAAATGGAAAAATTAGGGGTCAGCGAACGGCTGGAACGGGACTTCATTAACTGGATCATATCCGGAGTGGGCTTGAGTGGACGCTATCAACGGACGTCGGCTATGGCCAGCGTCGAAGCGTCTTACATTCACCTGTTCCTGGCGATTCATGAATTATTCGGCTTCGGGGCGCAGCGTCTCAAAGCCATTCAGCAGAAAATCAAATTCTACGCCGGCTGTATCCGTGAAGGAGAGCCGGGGATTGAAGAATTTATGAAATGCATGGCCGTCGAATGTGGCCAGGTATATCCGGGACTGATTGCCTGCGAAGAAAAGTACGGAGAAGTAAAGATTTATGGATAAGGGGTGGAACTATGATTTGTCCTTGCTGTGGACGGGAATTCCGGGCCAAGGGAAATGAAAAGTATTGCGAATCATGACGGCATCGCATCTTAGATGAATATACCAAGTGGCGGCGTATGAAGACGAGAAAGAAACTGAAGAAGTGTATCGTATGTGGACGATCGATGGAACACTACACATCGCCATATGTGTGCAGCCGTGAATGTGGGAATATTGCCAAGAATATCTTGAATACAGAAAAGCAGCGGCTGTCACGGCAGGCGAATAAGCAGTGGAAGGAAAAAATGTGCTATGGGAATGGGGATGAAAAGCCCGTACCCCGGCGCAAACTCAAGAAGCCGTTATCGCCATTGGGACTCGATATTGAACAGGCGAAGCTTCACCATATGGACTATCCGACATGGATGAACAGCAAAGAACGGAAGGAATGGAAACAATGCACGTAACAGATCATGAACTCAGGGCCATGGTATGGTGGGGCATGATTCTCATCAGTATTTTATTTTGGGGCGGATTTATTTATATTCTGGCCCACATCTTAAATTAAAAAGGGACAATGGAAACGTTCATTTTGAGCGTCTCCATTTTTCCATATATATGTATATAAAGGAAGTGATGGGCCTGTGGCCCATTGGGGCTTGTAGTAGGCGTTATATTTAGTGCCACTGGGAAAGGAAGTGAGACCATGGGGTTTGTTCGTAATGTGAAATATTTCTGCGGGAAAAGATATTTTGAAACGGATTTGTTTGAAGTTCCTGATATGGGGAAACGTGGAAAGAAGATGAGAGAAAAGAAAGTCAACCTGTCCTCACCGGATCAAGTACGCCGAAATAAGCAGAAGGCATTACGAACATTCTGCCAGAAAGTAAAAACGAATTTCACGGGCGACGATGTTTATTTGACATTGACCTATGATACGCTGCACAAACGGGACAACGTGAAGGATGCCAAGAAAGACTTCCATAATTTCATCAAGCGCGTGAACCGTCGGCGTAAAAAAGCGGGGCTTCCCTCGGCAAAGTATATGGGAGCCATCGAACGAAAGGGAACGAATATTCATTTTCACCTAATCATCAGCGGGGGCCTGGACCGTAATGAGCTGGAAGACGTTTGGGGCAATGGCCTGAGCAATGCCAGCCGGTTGCGGATAGACGATGCAGAATTGATGCAGCGGCTCTGCCAATACATCATGAAGGAAGCCCGAAATAAGGAGAGGTTCGAGAACACATATATTTGTTCACGGAATCTGGAAAACCCGAAGGTCACGAAAACAGACTGGGCGTTTACGCATCGCAAGCTGGAAGAACTGGCCGGACAGACCGACTGCCGGGATGTATGGGAGAAATTATATCCTGGCTATGAATTCATCGAAGCCAGCAGTACGTTCAATGAATTGACGGGCTGGCATATCACGGTAAAAATGACGAGGAGGGATAGCGACGTATATTGCAAAGACGAAAAGGGTACGCCTCCGGGGAGTCAAACTAAAACGGCTCAACGACAGCGTACACGAAAGAGATGGGTATAAGTGCATCGTCTGCGGGAGATACATCGACGACGGGGAAAAGATGCACCATGAGCCGTGCGGGATTTATAAATCAGACGAAATCAACAAAACCGTCACGCTTTGTGAGCGATGCCATTACGAACGCCATCACGGGGCCAGGGCGGCAGAAATACGAACGAAGTGCGTTGCCTACTTACGAACCATTTACGGGGATGCAGGCGCGCGCAAGGAATAGGAGGTGAGACGATGGAAGTGCATATCAGCATTACCGGGGACGACGAATCCGGGAAAAAAGTTCTGGACATTTTGACGGGCGGCGGCATCCTGGACAATCTGGAAACGACAGTGAAGCCCAAGAAGCATGCAGGACGACCGAAGAAGCATATAGAGAAAGATATTGACATGAACGAAGTGTCGGAAAAGATTTTCGGAAAGTAGGCGAGGAGAATGAACAGTGAACACTACCAAGACCCGACAGCGGAAAAAGCAATCAGCCGGGTTGAGAAGAAGCGGCAGGAGAAGCGGAAGAACCGCAGGTATCGTATACGCAGGATGCTGTTGAAGCGGGCACTGGAAGAGATTGCGACTATCTGCGGATTCAAGGTACACATTACGTTCATCGAAAGCAAGGTGAAGTTATGATCATCAACAAAATTCACGTGAGCAGTAATGTTGTCCGAATCGGATACATCGAAAACGAAAAAGAAGTGCCGCGGGAATATACGCTGAAAAGCAAAGAACTGGCCCGGCCAGAATTATACAAGGCCATGGAAAATATTTTTCACGTCATGGCCAATGTGGATACCTGCTTTGCTGCGGTATGCGACGGGGAGATTGAAGACATCGTAATTAAATATAATCGGGACAACAGCATCGATAATTACGTATTAGCCGGAGCGATGCACGGTGATGACGGATTAGTCGCTACATTCAAGACGGAAAAGATTTATGCTAGAGCTTGGATGACGCTGGACATTGAAGCGGAAACGCCGGCACCGAAATTGAAAGGGAGGGGTAGCGTGACAAGTAAAGAGTATCTCAAACTGGTCTATGAGTCAGAAGAAAAAGCCAACACGCTGCTGAAAGAACTCAGCCGGATACAACACGACTTGTTAGTATTGAATGCCATTGATTATGAAAAGCCACGAGTCAGCGGCGGGAATGGACGGAATGCGATGGAAGACCGGATTATCGGATTCTTGGATAAACGCGAAAAAATGTTACATGAATACCTTCAGACCGTAAACCGCCCGTGGGAATTTAAGAAGCTCGTCGAATATATGGACGACGAACGGATGCAGGCGATAATGAAGCGGCATTATTTGTGGCACGAAACCTGGGAAAAAGCCTGTGAAGGAATCTGCTCAGTCAGCTGGCTTCGACGAAAGGGAAACGGACTGCGTACCCGGGCGCTGGAAGAATTCGACAAAATTTTCAAAAAAAATAAAATTAGTTCAGGATAGTTCATGGTAGTTCACGTTGGACCTGTGGTATAGTGTATATGTGAAGCAATGGAAATGGCGTAAAGCACATGATTGTTTTCACCCCTCAAGAATAGATAGACACGCAAGGAGCAGCACCCCGTCCACAAAGACGGGGTGTTGTACTACCCGGACAGCGACTATGCGCCATGGGTCGATGCACAGGATGCACCTTGACGGTATGCTGTGTGCATCGGAGACGCTGGATACAAAACAGAAAGGTTTTGCGAAGGTTTCTGGTCAACTTGAGGAAAATAAGATTTTTGATTCGATGAGTCCGGAAATTTTTATTTCTGGATTTTTTTTGACTAGGTTCTTTGGGGTTAACAAAAGCCTTGCGAGACCGCGGCGCCCGAAAGGAAACTAGATTTTAGTAAAATTCAGCCCTTAATTTATATTTTCAAATGGTTTTATGTGAAGCGGGGTATGATTTATTTATATAGCTCATGCGCTCGCAGAAATAAACCAAAATGTTAAGTCAGAGAGGAGGGAGGGCGTCATGAAAGTACGCGGGAAAGCCCGTGAAATCACGGTTACTCAGCGTTCGCTGGCCGACGCAATCGGCTTAACCCCTCCTAGAATCTCTCAGTTAATCCAGGAAGGCGTCGTCATTCGCGATGAAAAAGACAAGAGTGGCGGCGTCTTTTTGGTACAATCCATACTCAATTACAAAGACTCCACCAAAGGAAGCGGCGGAGATGACATCGACTATATGACCGAAAAGGCCCGGCATGAAAAAACGAAGCGGAAAATCGCTGAATTGCGCCTGGCTAAAATGGAACACCGTGTGTACAGTGCCAAAACGGTCGAATTAGTCATGACGGAAATGTTGTCTAACTTGAGGACGCAGCTGTTAGGACTGCCGACAAAGTTGGCGCCACAGATGGAAGGGAAAACCAAAGAAGAAATTTACGCCAGATTGACGAAAGAATTGGAAGAAAAGCTATCTGAGCTGAGTGAATATAGCCCGGATCTCTTCACCGAAGAAGAAGTAGAAGAGGAGGACGAGCCATGAAGTCAGCGAAAGAATTGTGGCAATATATATCCCGACACGGCTTGAAACCGCTGCCGAAGACGTCTGTCAGCGAATGGGCGGATACGTATCGCTATTTGTCGGCCGGTGTTTCGTCAGAGCCGGGCAAATGGCGGACGGAACGGGCCGAATATCAACGGGCCATCATGGATGCCTTCATAGAACCCGGCGTACATCGCGTCGTCGTCAAGTCGGCGGCGCAGATTGGCAAATCAGACATCATGAACAACGTCATCGGCCGCTTTGCCCACCTGGACCCGGCTTCCATCATGATGATACAGCCTACGGTAGACATGGCCCAGGATTATTCTAAATCGCGCATCGCTCCGATGATCCGCGACACGCCAGTATTAAGCTCGTTGTTCTACGATGTGAAGCGGGCAGGGGATAAGACGGCTAAAACCAGGGATGGAAACAACACGATTCTGTCGAAATTCTTCCCAGGCGGCCGACTGGTCATGTGTGGAGCTAACAGCCCGGCCGGACTGGCCAGCCGGCCAATACGGATTCTGCTGGCCGACGAGGTGGACCGATTTCCCGATTCGGCTGGCACCGAAGGCGACCCGGTAGACCTGGCAGCCAAACGAATGACGACATTCTGGAACCGGGTCATGGGGCTGTTTTCGACGCCGACAACCGAGGGAAGCAGCCGAATTGATGCGGAATACATCGCCGGCACGCAGGAAGAATGGCAGCATCAATGCCCTAATTGCGGGGAATGGCATCTGCTCCGGTATCTCGACATGGAAACCGATGCAGAGACCTACAAAGATGATCGGGGCGAACGTCATGCTATTGTACATCACGTGAAATGGAGATGCCCGGCATGTGGCTATGAATTCACGGAACGGCAAATGAAGAACGCTGTTCAAGGCTATCGAGCACAGAATCCAAAGGCCCGGTCGAATGGTATCCGTTCCTTTTTCATCAATGCTTTCACTTCTCCCTGGACCAGCTGGAATGAAATCATGCGGGAATGGCTGGAAGCCAAAGGAGACCCGACGCGCGAACAGGTTGTGGTCAACACGCGGTTCGGTGAAAGCTATCGACAGCCAGGGGCGTTCGATGACGAAAAGATTTTCGTCAGGCGCCGCGAATCGTATGGAGCAGAGTTGCCCGATGGCGTGCTGTTATTGACAGTAGCCGTCGATACCCAGGACAACCGACTGGAATATGAAGTATGTGGCTGGGGAGCTGGTGAAGAGTCGTGGGGTATCCGCAAGGGCGTTATTTTAGGTCGTCCAGACCAGGAATCAACCTGGGAAGAATTGGACACCATCCTCGAACACGTGTACCGGTTCAAAAACGGAACCGGGCTGAAAATCGTCCGTACCTTCATCGACTCTGGCGGCCATTATACCGGCCATGTCTATCGCTATTGTGAAGCGAATTTTACCAAACAGCGGTTCGCTATCAAAGGTTACAGCAACAAGCCGGGCATACCGTTGAACTACAAAATCGGGAAGGCATCGGGGACGCCGATACCGCTGGTCATCCTCGGCGTAGACGATGGCAAACAGCAGGTAATGAATCGCCTGGCCATCAAAGCCCCAGGGCCTCAATACATGCATTTCCCGTTGGATGAAAACAGCGACGGCTTGGATAACCGAGGATATGACGAACTTTATTTCAAGGGACTTATATCCGAACATAAGACGAAAGTCAAGAAAAACGGCGTTATCCGTGAGGTATGGCAAACGACAACAGGTGTCCGAAACGAACCTCTGGATCTTCGTGTCTACAATCTGGGATGCATGTTGTCGGTCAATCCGCACTGGGATGAACTACAAGCTATCATGAAACAGCCGGCGAAGGAAGCGGCCGTCAGAAAAGAACAACCTAAGCCCGCAAGAAAACGACGGGTCAGCAAACAGACGAACATTTGGTAGGAGGAAGCATGAGTAAACTGCAAAATGAACGACTGGCCCGGTATGTAGAAGCCGAGAAGGCCGTTTTGATGGGACAGTCGTATACTATCGGCAACCGGACTCTGACAAGGGCAGACTTATCCAGCATCCGTGTTGCCATCGATAACCTGATTGCCAGCGGGGCGACGCTGGACGACAGCGAAACGCCAGGGAAAGGGCGCGGGAAACGCATTGTATTTTTCGATTAAGGAGGGCCGACCATGGCAAAACGAAATAAACGGTCACGACAAAAGGCGCGGACACCGACAATTCAGAACAGCGGTTATTCAAACGGCGGGGCTTCACATAAAAGCAATATTCTAAAAGCCTACAATCCGCGAAAATATTCCGCAAAATCAGACGTAAATGCCAATCTATATACGTTGCGCAACCGCAGTGCTGACCAGTCTATCAATACGCCTATCGGTGCGGCGGCTATCATGACCAGCTCATTGCATACGATTGGGGCGGGATTACATTTATTTCCGCGACCCAAGTATAAGTTGTTAGGCATGACGGCTGACGAGTCCCGGAAATGGTCACGCCATGTAGCTCAAGAATTCGACCTGTGGGCCTGCTCGACACAGTGCGATCTGACAAGGCGCAATAATTTTTACGACATGCAGGACATCAACTACACAGGCTATCTCGTGGATGGTGATGCCTTTTGTCTGTTCAAGCGCCGTCCGCCGACAGCGGATATGCCGTATAGTTTGCGTCTGCAACTGCTGGAAGGGAATCGGGTAAGCAATCCATATGGGCAGGATTATTATGGCATTACCGGACCGTATGCAGTAGAAATGACGGCACCAACACCAGGTAACAAAATCATATCCGGGGTAGAAATCGACTCAGATGGAGCCGTCGCCGCATATTGGGTATCGAACAAAGTACCTGGCGATCCAGTAGATATAGGGACGATTGCCACCTGGACCCGCGTCAAAGCATGGGGCGATATTTGTGGAATGCCAAACATCATACAGACCAGCAACGACCAGCGGCCGGAACAATATCGGGGAGCGCCATATTTATCCCCTGTCATTGAGACGCTGAAACAAGTCAGCCGTTATACGACGGCCGAGCTGACAGCTGCTATTGTCAAGTCATTTTTCTCGCTGTTTTTCACAGAGTCCCAGACATCTGGCGGCACGCTGAATGACTTCATCGGCAAGACCATTGACCCCCAGGGCGGCCCCGTCATCGACCCGGACGAATACGCATTAGGGCCTGGGACCATCAATGCCCTTCCTCGTGGCGTCGATGTCAAAAGCGTCGATGCGTCGCGCAGCATGTCAACGTTCGACGCCTTCACGACGAAGCTGTTGGAAATGGTCGGCAGCGCCATCGGCCAGCCTTACGAAGTCCTGATGAAGCATTTCACGTCATCCTATTCGGCCTCCCGTGCCGCCATGCTACAGGCGTGGGAAGAATATAAGCGCCGGCGCATTTGGTTCGCCCGCGATTTTTGCCAGCCTGTCTATGAAATGTGGCTGGCCGAAGCCATTGCCATCGGGCGCGTCAAAGCCCCGGGATTCTTCACGGATCCATTGATTCGGAAATGTTGGTGCAACGCCGATTGGTACGGACCGACCATGACGATACTTGACCCGGTAAAAGATGTCAACGGCAGCGCCTTGCGGACGACATACGGCCTGAGCACACGAGAACGAGAAGCGGCTGAGCTGACAGGCACGGACTTGGAAGAAAATCTGGAACAGCTGGCGTACGAACAGAAGATGATTGAAAAATACGGTCTGACTATCGGAAGCCCGGAAGTGCTGGCCGACAAAGGAGAGACAACCCATGAAGAGTAAAAGATTTTGGCGTTTCGTCAATGAAGCGGGCGACGACAACGCAGAACTGCTGCTGTATGGCGCCATCGCGTCGCAGTCATGGTACGACGATGACGTTACGCCGCGCCAGTTCAACGACGATTTAAAAGAATGTGGCGGCAAGAATCTGACTGTACGCATCAACAGTCCCGGTGGCGACGTGTTCGCGGCCCAGGCCATTTATACGATGCTCAAAGGCTACAGCGGCAAGAAGACCATGCACATCGACGGGATGTGTGCCAGCGCGGCCACTATCATCGCTTGTGCGGGAGACAGCGTAGAAATGCCGAGGAATGCACTGTACATGATTCACAACCCGGCATCCTTTCTCATTGGCGGCTATGATGAACAGGGCCTGGCCAAATTACAGAAAGCGCTGGCATCGACGAAAGAAACGATTTTGAACGTCTATGCGGAACGATGCCATAAGACAACGGATGAATTGGCACTGATGATGGACGATGAAACGTGGATGACGGCCGACCAGGCCCTGGAAAATGGTTTCATCGACGCCATCGACGAAGACTATCAGGTCACGGCCAGCCTAAATGACAATATGCTGATTGTCAATAATATTTCCTGCCCGTGTCACATGAAGAACCGGGCACAGCTTGAAAAGATCATCAACAAAGGAGAAAAAAATATGGA